AGCACCGCTATCGGCGCGCTGAGAATTAATAAAACTGCCTCGTCCTTCCAGTCTGACTGTCGGGCTTCTAGCAATTTACCCTGATAAGCTTCTTGACCTTGAGCCATTTTAGTTGCGTGCATAAGCTGCGCTTCTGACATAGCCATTTTCGTCTTCTGCTTGTTAGCATAAATCTTACTTCCTGCAGAGACGGCTAATTTAATCGCCGATAACCACATGATTTAGTACCAAGTTGCTTTTACAGGTTTTTTATCTGGTCTCATACGTCTTGTGCCTTTTACATCAACTGTTTGTGATGTAAACGGATCAGTCATTTCAACTGGAATCCCACCTTGTTGCTCGCCTTTTGCGTTAGCACCAAGTTCAGGTACAACTTTTACGTTGTCTCGACCATTTTTTTTATGTTTAACCATAGTTAACTCCTTAAGTTATGATTTATATCTATTTTTTCTTAAAGTTTCTACCGAAATCGTGAATTTTACTTGCATCAGCCATTTGTTGTTTAGCTAGAGACACACCAGCACGTAATCCAGCTAACTCTTCGTTCTGTTTAAGCTTAGCTTCTTGATTTTCTTGAGTCATCATTGCTCTCATTTTATCAAGGTCTAATCTTTCTTGTCCCTCTTGCTCTTTTCTAGCATTATCTCTTGCTTTTAAGTCAATTTCTCTAGCTTTTAACTTAACAAGTGGATCTCCACCAAATTCACCGCTAATTTTTTCTTCTTCTGCAACATAATCTTTAGTCATTTCTGCAACTAAGATAGCTTTTCTTGACTCAATAGCATTTGTTATCTCAACAACACGTTTTTGTTGTTGCATTATAGCTGGATTTTGCATCATTCCAGCTGCCATCGCAGGATTTTGAACTCCTGCAGCTTGCATTTGTTGTTGAATCATCTGTATTTCTTGTAATTCTTCTATAAATTCTAATTGTACTTGTTCTTGTGCCATTAAACTTATGTGTTCTAAAATATTTTTTTGTAAAATTGCTAAAACTGGTGGATTATTTTGCACCTGATTTAAACCCATAAAATGTAAATGCGCATCTATGTGAGCTTTATGGTCTTGGCCAGGAAAAGCTTGTATAGATTTTCCTGACATAGCCATAATATGTTCTAATGCAGGGTCCATCGGCATTGGTTGTGCCGGCGGAGGTAGGATTGCATTAACATTTTTAACACCTAACGCATCATACATAGATCTGTATGCTTGATACAAATTATGAATTTGAGGATTTGATTGCGCTAGTTGCAATTGAGATTGAGCTAAAGATATTCTTTGTGTCTGTGAGAAGATGTTTGGATCTGCTACAGGTAAAATATCTACTCTATCATCAAAATCTTGCATTTTAATTTCACGTCTAGCACCTGGTACATCATAAGGATACACTGGTGGTAGATATGTTTTGAATACTTCTGCTAATAATTTAAATTCTTGTTTTAATCCTACGTATAATCTTTTGTGTATGGCTGACATTACTCTTGAACCACGCTCTAATAATGCAACAGTTGTACCAACAGCAGCTGCTTGGTTCATATCTCCAACTTGTGAGTCTGCAATACTTGCAAATCTTTGACCTGCATTAACAACGATACCCATTAACTGAAGTAAAGTTGCATCAGGACCTTTGAAAGGTAAAGTCATAAATTGATCCCTAATGTTTCCACCAGGTGCATCTACATCTCTAAACTCTCCAGGTTGTAGAGGTTGTGCATCATCTCTAACTCTTATACCTCTAGATTTAAATCCAGCCGGTAGGTTTGCTAAAGTACCCGCATCAAGTAATTGTCTTAATGCTGCAGTAGCTGTTCTAGTCAAACCACCGATCATATGGATTAAACCAAAACCATAAAATCCTGTGCCAGGTAAAAATTTAAATTGCACGAAGTAATTTATTTTTTTCTTCAGTGGATCAGTTTGTTTATAGTTTCTTCTAATAGATAAAATTTTATTATTAGACTCTGCGATTGTAATAACGTACGGAAGTTTAATTCCAGTAGGTTCTCCATCTTCTCCTACGTCTTCATAACCCTCAAGATCTAAATTAGTATGCATCTCATACAAAGTATATTGATCCTCTTGGCCATCTTTAGAAATTCCTTCTAATTGTAATTTTTTATCTTCTAATTGATTTTCTGTAACAGGTGGTGAACCTAATTCTATGTCTCTATAAAAACCAGACACCTGTTGTTTTCTTAATTCATTTTCTGAAATTTTAATTACGTGAACGACTGCCTCTGCATCATCTAAAGAGTTTGCAGAATATGGCACGACTAAATCTTCAGCCGGTACAAATTTTGATACCGCCCTACCTAAAAGATCGTCGTAATAGACTTTCTTAAAGGTAGATCCGGAAAGAGGGAGGTAAAAAAGCATTTGATCAAACTCTGGCTCGTATTCCTTCATTTGATCCATGATCTGATAATTCATGAAATCTTTTACCCTTTTTGCTTGTTCTTCTTTTGGAACATCTATGTTACCCATTATCTGAGTTCTTACTGGTCCATCGGAAGGAAGCAATTCTTTGTAAGCCTGTGCTTGGAACTGTGTTACCGCTTCAGCTAGTACAGGGTGATTAACACCAGATGCACCTCTGAAAGGTTCTGTTCTTCTCTCATATTTAAAACCTAAAAGTTCTAAACCTTCTCTGTATGATTGTTCCCAATCACCACGTGATTCTTTGTATTCATTGTATTGATCTACTAACTTAGATCCTAATGGATCTAAAATTTGTTCTCCTAAAAATTCTGCAAGATTTTCAAAATGATCTTGACCACCTTCCATTGCTGCAACCTTTGGATCAAATGAAACTTCAGCACCACCTTCCTCTGTCATTTCTATTTCAACAGGTCCACCTTTTTCTTGAACTTCTTCTACTTTTTCTTTGATTTCTTCTTCGACCTCAACTGCTCCTGGAACTTCGACGGTCGTTTTTGTATTCGGTAATGGTTTATCTATTGTGGCCATTTGCTATTTTACCTTTTTTTAAATAATGATTCAACACCTGACTGATTGATATCAGGCATTCTTACTATTGTCAAATTAACCTCTCCACCATCAGCTTTTTTAGTAAAGTCCCTTAGATTTTCAATACCACCCATAATTCCTTCTTGCACATCTTTATCACCATCTACAGTAAATATCTCTTCTGCCTCTTGAAGGTCAGCACCACCTGTTTCCATATCTTTATCTATTTTAGCATATCCTTTAGAACCTTTATCTGTATCAAAATATATTTCTGCGCTGCCATCAGTTTGATTTACATCAACAGTGATATCAGGTCTATCAGGATGTTTGTAACTTTCAACTCTACCAGACTCACCAATTTTTTTTCCTTCTTTCATTACTTTATCAACAATCATTTCATAAATTTTCATGCCACCCTCACTAATAGATTCAATACCTTCTCGTACAGTTTCTGATTTAAGAGGTTTTGCAAATCTACCAACAAAGGGCATTGACGCAAAACCAGCTAACAATTGCATGAAAGTTCTTCTATCCATTATGCTCCTTCTCCAAATACACCGCCAAAGCTTTCGTATTGATCAGCTAAATAATCTGTTTTTTCTTGTTCAGTCATACCTAAAATTTTTTCTCTTTCATCTATTGCAGCTTTTATACCCATCTTACCTAAACCTAAAGCAGTAATACCAACACCAAGTGGTGTCATAGCAGCTGCCGCTCTTGGTATTGGATTTAATAAAAATCTTCCGGCTTTAGATAAAAGACCTGTTCCTGTTGGAGATGTTGCTGCTCTTTTAGCTAATTCTGGAAATAATAATTCTACACCAACCAAAGGATCTATTACTGCATCTGGAATACTTTTACCTTCTTCTAAATTTTCTTTTATGGTTAGCCCTGCAAAACCTGCTGCAGCTGTAGGACTACCTAATGTTTTTAATAAACCAGATAATAATTTACCTGCTCCTTTTCTAACTGTTTTATTTAGTAAAGGTGCTGATGCTACGGCAGCCGTGGGCATTGGATTATCTGCAGCCCAGTCAAGTAAGGTGGCTTGTGAAACTTTATCATCGGTTTTAGGATCGACGAAAGCGCCGATCTCATCGTTGTATTTAATTGGTGTTTCAGGTTCTGCGGCTTCTAAGGGAGTAAAAGCAGCATCAGCAATTTTTAAACCACTAACTCCTATTAAACCTAAAACAGCACCTTTACCTCCAAGCTTGATAGCATTTTTTAAAAATTTATTGGATAAAACTTCATTACCTTGTTTCGCAGCATTAACTGCTTTTTGTAATGGTTCAGACAAATTTTTAAATTGAGGATCTTTAAATCTTTCTGTAGCAACAAAAGTTTTTATAGCTCTTTGTGCCTTTTTATATAAAGAATCTTCTAGAGTAGCTTTAGGTTGAATAGTAATTATTTCTTCACCTTTAACTTTATAAGTTGATCCATCTAATCCAAATTTTTTATTTGCTTCTTTAATTATTTCATTAGCAGAAGCTACATATTCTTTTGCTTTTTCAGGACTTGATTGTTTTGCTAATTTTATTAGAGAAGAAACTTTAGTGTCAAAGGTAGGTCCTTTTACAAATTTATTCTGAATAGGATCCATAGCTGTTATTTTAGTTAAAGTTATTGGATCATTTATTACTGATGCCCTTGATATTCCTCCTAAATGTTCTTGTCCAAAATTAAAATTTCTTCCAAATAAATTTCTTATAGGATCAATTTGAGTTCTGTTTATATATCTATAATAACCATCTGCGTCTTTTATCGGATTTTTAGTTATAGGATCAATTTTAGGTATTAAGTTTTTTTCTTGTGCCTCTTTTAAAAGTTTAGTTAAAGCTGAATTATAATTTCTATTTAATCTCTGTGTAGTTGCTTCACCTATGGGTGCTCTTTCAGGTATATCTAAAGCTTTTCTAATGTCTCTTCTTATTCCTATCTCTCTTCCAACGTCTCCTCTCTGATTTAGTTCTCGAAACATACCATAAGGTTCAAAAATTCTTTGTCCTGTTAGTATGTCTCGACCACCTTTACTTCTTTTTACAAAATTAGGATATTTTTGAGAAGCATAATCTAAAACTTTTTCTTTAAAATTATCTACAGCTCCAATTTTATTTGAGGCATAAACTTTTTTGTAAGCTTCTTTATTTTTATCTATAAAATTTTTAATATCATTTAATGCACTTTTAGAATTTTTTATATTTTGTTTTAAAAACTGTTGTTCTATTTTTTCTAATTCAGGTCTTTTTGTAAGTCTAGATTTTAATGCACTTAAAGTAAGTCTTCTAATATCTTTTACATCTGATGGATTTTTTTTTAAAATATCATCAACAATTTCAGTTCTTGTTTTTCCTGATCTAATGTCTCTTTCTAAATCTTCATAAGTATAATTTTTTAGATATTTACTTTTAGCTTCGGATTGTTTAGCAGCAGTGGCAAGTCCTTTTCCTGAAGGGAGCTTCATGCCTCCTATCGCCTCTCGTAAAAAATTTTCTCGTATTAGAACTCCATACTTTTCTTGAAATAATTTTATTAAGTCAGCTCTAGTATATTTTTTTGTTTTTGCTAATTTCCTTAAAAAATTTATTCTCTCTTGTTTTATTTTATCTGATAATTTTTTAGGCATTATCTTTTCTCCACGAACATTGTAATTAAACCACCATCTGCTCTATAATCACTATGTACACCACCAGCACCACCGCCGTAAGGACCGCTAGATGGACCTGGTCCAGTGCCTCTAGGGTCTCTGTCAAGTCTTTCTTGTATGGCTCGAGTCTCTGCTCTTCTAGCTGCATCTCTAGCTGCTTTTTCTGCTTCCATTTGTTTTACTTTATCCACAGCTTTTTTTCTAGCTGCATCTATAACTTTTTGCTTTCCTCTTTGAAATACAAATTCTCCTAATCTAGTTCCAAGCAAACCTTTTAATCCAGTTAATACACCAAGGCCTGCTGTTTTAGTTGACATGTCATCGTCTTCTGTTGTTGGTCCACCTAGTATACCACCTAATCCTGTTGGCAAATCTTTTCCAATGATACCATCATCTGAAGGTCCACCTCTTGAAAATCCTACACGGCCACCGTCCGCCATATCTCTTGGATGTTTGCCAGTATTTTTAATAATCATCAACTCATCAAAAGTTTCATCACCATAAAGTTTAACACCTAATTCTTCTTCTAAAACACTTTGAACACCTTTTGGTGCCTCTTTTTTTGGAAGACCAGTTTCTCCTTCACCTA